GCCGGTGAAGAAGCCGAGCTTGTGGGCGCCATTGACCGCCGACAATTGGGCGAGCGAGGCGGTCGACACGTCGTCGAGCGAGAAGGTGAGCGCGTCGAGCGAGCCGGAGATCGAATCGAGGCTTTCGAGCGTCGCCCCCGGCTTTGCCAGCGTGGTGAAATACTCGCCGGTCATCGCGATCGGCGACCAGCGGTCGAGCGCCGAGTCGTAGCACAGGATCTTGTCGAACAGGCCGCTCGAGCCGGCGAGCGACTTGTAGGCCCAATAGACCCGGCTGCCCTTGGGATCGGAGGCGCCGATGCAGAGCTGCAGATTGCCGGTGTCGATGTCGGCGAAGAAAGTGCGGTCGACGCGCTCCTTGCCGATCGGCTGCGGATAGCCGCCGGGCGCGATCATCTGGAAGCCGTCGGGCGAGATATAGAACACCCGGTCGCCGGCGCGCACGATCGAGAGCGGCGCGAAAATTCCCTTCTCCTCCGAGATGCGATCGATCTGGAAGACGACCGGCGAGCCCGGCGCATAGGTGAGCCGGCGAATGGAGGCGTCCTGGAACACGATGCCGTATTCGCCGCCGGCGACGCCGCGGACGACGCCGCCGTCGGGAAAATCCTGGAAGTCGGACTGATTGACGCCCGCGGTCCAGGTGGTGGTGGCGTTGAGTCCCGACCACTGGATGCGATAGGGGGTCGACGAGCCCAGACCGGACAGCACCAGGAAACGGCCGACCACCGCGATGTAGCGCGCCGGCGGCGGGCTGCCGCCGAGGTCGGCGAAGGCGGACGACGAAGTGAGGTCGAACACCTGCACCGCGCTGTTGATCTGGACGGCGAACACGAAGTTGTTGAACTGCGCGAACTGCCATTGGTCGGCGCTGGGGAGCGCCGAGTAGCTGCCGCCCGACTTCGAGACATCGGTCCAGGTAAAAGTGGTGTTGTTCAGCTGGTAGAGCTTGGTCGAGGTGCCGGCGAACACCGCGACCGAGCCGTCGGCCTTGCGGGCATAGAAGAAGCCGCGGCACGCCGCCGGCAGCGCCGCGGTGAAGACCGTAAAGTCGGGAAACGGCCCATAGCCGTCGCCGCGCGGGACGACGTTGAGCAGCGTCCGGGTTGCGGCGCCCTCGTAGTCGGACATGTCGGGGCGATAAGGTGGAATCGGAAGGACGGGCATCGGGTCACCCACGGGCGAATAGCGAATAGCGAATGGGTGTCTGCCTTTTCGCGTCAGGCCACACCCCTTTTCATCGTCATGCCCGCGCAAGCGGGCATTCCGTAATCACCCCCCTCGCGATCTCGCGGTGACGGTGATGACTGGATCATCCGCTGGCGCGGATGATGACAGCCGAGCTTGCCGCTCTAAACGACGGCGCCCATGACGCGGATGGCCCCTGCCCCGCGCGTCTTGTTGCTCAGCAGGTTGATTTCCTCGAACAGCTCGTCGCGCCGCCCCTTCCAGAGCGCAGCCTTGTCGGGATCGACCGCGAACATCTGCGCCTCGGCGAGTGCACCGAACAGATAGAGGTCGGGATGCGCGTCCAAGAGCCAATTGGCGGGGTTGCCGTCGGAGAGCACGGGGATCTTCTGGTAGTAGAGAAACTCGAGCGCGGTGTCGCTGACCGGGCGGACCTTCAGGGTCGCGCCCTCGATGGTGAAGATACGCGGCGTGTCCGAGGGCGAGCTCGGATAGGCGGCCTGCAGGTAGGAGGGCGCCACATAGGCGAGCTCGACCCGGGTCGATCCGGTCCACGTTACCCGCCGCCAGGCGAGATAGTCGGCCGGCAGCGCGGCCGCGCCCGACGACGGGGTGAGGTTGATAGAGGCCTCCATCTGCCGCACGCGCAAGCGGCGATTGGCCGCCGCCTCGAACAGCGTGATGAAGTCGGGGATGGACGCGGTGAGATCGGAACGCGCCAGCCACGACGTGACGGCGGTTTGCAGCTCGGTATAGGTGGTGATGCTCATGGCGAAGCCTCCGATGCAAGGCGATCCGGAATCGAAGCCGTGTCGGGATCGGCGCCGCCGATGATCGCTACCGGTCCCGCCATCGCGTTGAACTGGATGATCTTGCCGAGAGCCGGGTGCGAATTGACCGCCTCACGGATGGCGGCGGCGGTCTTGGGTGCGATGGTTTTGAGGTAGTTCGGATCGGCCATGTAGGCGCGGATCGCCTCGACCATCAGCTCGCGAGGCACGCTGTCACCCGTGTAACCCAGGTGCCGGGGACCGGTCAGATGTCGAGTGCGCTCATGGCCGGTGTTGAGGGTGTTGTAGACTTGGCGCAGCTCGGTGTTGAGGCCGGCCGTGGGAATGTGTCCAGCCATCTCATCGATCAGATGGCCGGTTTCGTGCGCCAGAACACGAGCAAATTGCTGCGGGGTCAGGCCAGCGCCGATCAGGATTTGGTAGTCACGAAGGGCGTCAGGTCGATGACGCAACCATGTGAGCCGTCCAGCATCCCCGCCGATCTCGCGCGCCGCAACGCCCTGAGGTGCATTGCCAGAGAGCTTCGTTGCGATGGCGTCAAGTTCTGTTGGCGATATGGCTTTTTCATTCGCTCCCACAAGGCTTCTTCCGGCGACGGATTCGGCGACGAGCGGTCGTCCCTCGATGTCGGCGAGCAATCGTCCGGCTGCATCTGCGGTCGCTCCCTGCGGATAATCGGCACTGAACGGACGCGGCGATTTGGCCGGCGGATTATACAACATTGCCGATTTGCTGGCCAGCAATTCGGCCGTTGGTGCAGCTCTCGGCATCGATTTCGACAGCCAGCGCGCAGCGCCCGTGGCGGGACCTGCTCCCGGCATCGGGACAAAGGTCAATCCGATATTGAAGAGATCCTGCAGCACCCCTTCGACCCGCGGGTCACGATCCGCCGCCGGCAATTTTCCCTCCGGCGTCGGCGTCAGCGATGGTGGAGGCAGCGGCGCGTAGGTTGCCGGATTGGTGATGTTCGGCGCCAGTGCCTGCAGTCCGCGCCATCCGAAGGCGACCAGGTCGTGCGCGGGAGTTCGCGGCCCGCGAGGCAGCCAATCCGGCAGGATGCCGCCGGGATCGGACCGCGTGAGATCGAGAATACCAGGCATCACTTGTCCGTCCTGAGCCAGCGCCAATCGGGATCGGCGAGCTTGCGCTTGATGAATTTGCCGAACTCGTCCGACGACATTTTCAGCACGTTGGCGCCCTCCTCGTTCATCCACTTCACCAGGATGACGTTGGGGATGGTGCCGATGTGCCGCAGATCGCCGCGCCGCTGCGGCTCGTTCTGCAGCGCCTTGTTGCGATCGAGGATCGGCTCCACGTCCTGCCAGGCGCTCGCGACGATGCGATGATCGGCGCGGTCGAGAATCAGGTCGGTCCGCATCGTCCGCCTCCACTACGCTCCGGCGGGCAAGCTCGCCCGCCGGAGCCGCTTGCGCAGGCGCACATCAGGCGAGCTCGGTGACATGCAGCGTCCCGCCCGACGCGACCTGGATGGCCGACGCCTTCTCGCCCGGATTGACGATGAAGATTTCCGGCTTGTCGGCCGGCAGGTAGACGTCGCCGCTGGTGGCGGTCGGGCTCGAGCCGATCTTGACGAAGGCGGCGGTCGTGCACACCACGCGCACCGCCCAGGTGCCGGCGCCGAACGCATTCGCGATCGTGCCGGCGGTTCCGGTATAGGCGACGCTCTGATGCGTGCCGAGCCGGAAATTGTTGGCGCGCTGCATGGCTCAGCCCGCCCGCACCACGATGGTCCAGGTCACCGGCGACACGCTCGAAGGCGCGCCGTCGGAGGCGAGCTCGATATAGTCGCCCGCCACCACGATGCCGTTGGTGACGCTTGGCGTGATGGTGCCGCGCACGCCGGCGGCGGAGCCGGACGCCGCGATGGTGGCGGTGCCGGTCGCGCCGATCGATGTGCCGTTGATCTTGGTGATGATGGCGGCGTCGCCGCCCGCGACGGCGGCGTGCTCGACATAGTGGATCGAGACGATGCGGCCGTTGAACGGGCAGTAGACGTAGGCGCTCGACGCGGTGCCGATATCGGCGTGATAGGCGGTCAGGGCGCGGTCGATATAGGGCAGGTGATCGGGAAGTGCCATCGGAGTTCTCCAAAGAAAAAGGGCGGCCGTGATGGCCGCCCGGGGTGGACGAAGCAGTAGGATGTTCAGGCGAGCAGCGAGCGATCGGCGTCAATCATCCGCGAGAGCTTCGCTCGAGCGACGGGCGGATGTCGTGGCGTGGTTATTGGCGGAGGGTCTCGACGCGGACGGCGTCGGGCCTGCGGGCCGAGATCACCTCCATGCGGGTATCCGGGCGGGCAGGCCGGCCGCCGGCGAGCGATGGTCCGTAGATGAGCATGCGGGCCGCGTTTTCCCGCACGATGGCGTCAATGACGTTTTGCTTCGCCGGCCCCAGCGAAGGATCGAAATAGCGGTCGAGCGCCGGCGCATAGACGATCACACGATCGATCTTGCCCGCCGGCTCGATCTTGCCCGCCGCATCGGTTCGCCGCATCGATATGAAGGCGAGCGCGGCATCGATGCCGTTGCTGCGGAGCAAATTGATCAGCAGCACCAGCGGCGTCTTGCAATCGTTGTCCGGGGCATCCAGTCGCCCGGAGCGCGGCGCAGCGATTTGCCGGGCGAACGCCGCGAACAGCGCATCGGCGTCCACCGTGGCAGGGATATCCAGCGCCGCCGCCTCGCTGCGGCAGGCATCGGAGAAATAGGCCGCTTGAATGAGCCGATTCATGGTGCTGCCCGGGCTGCTTGCGGCCTGGCCAAGAACAGGGGTCGTCAGACAAAGGAAGAATGCGGTTGCACCAAGACTCGTCAGGCGCATATCGGTCCTCCCTCGTCGAGGTGTCCCGGCATCAACCGGTTGTGGCTGATCAACGCCTCGACACCTTCCTCCGCAGCCCGCATGAACACTCTCCTTATGTCATATCTGCGGCCTGACGTGCTTGTCGAATCTCTTCCCAACGGCACGCTCTCGTCGCTCAGCGGAAGGCTGGCGGCAACATGGGAACACCCTCCGGCGGGTTCGTAGGCCTTGGATCAAATAGGCCCGAAGGATCGTCGTAGGTCTTCAGAATGACCGGACGAAGCGGCCTGGGATCAAACATGAGGTTGTCCCAAATATAGCGCATCTCAAGGGTGTCATAAGTGGACCGCGAGAAGGGATTCCGCAAGGTAATGGGGGCATTCACGACCGGCGCATCGCGACCGATCGCTGCGAAACCTCCGACGGGAGGTTGGAAAGGAATATTGGCGCCGGGAAACACACCGAATGGACCGGCGCTGGCGCCGTCAAAAGCAACTTCGTCGTATGGCAAGATGCCGGAGGAGCGGGCATACAT